GCTTTACTTGCAACTACTGTTCCTGCAACTGAACCATCAATAAGATTAAGTTCTGCTGTCGTAGAAGTTACACCATCTAATATATTAAGTTCTGCTGCTGTAGAAGTAACTAATGTATCAGAACCTGATGTTCCTATGTACAATGCTGGTGTTCTAACTTCAGAAGCCGATTTATTTGTATCTACAATTAATATCGAACTTGCTGTAGTTGTACCATGTACATGATCCATTAAAGCTGAGAAATAATTACCGCCAATTACTGTTACAGCATTTGAGTTTGCGGGGTCGCCAATAAATAGCCTCTGCCCCATATTGGACTGTGTACCAGCCCCACCTGAGAATGCTAGCTCTCCTGCATTTAACGTACTAGGTGCGGTAGCTCCAGTCGTTCTTTTAATTTTAATTATGTTTGTTGCCATTTATTTTTCCTAAAAAGATCCACCGTCTAAAGTGAAACTTGTGGGAGTAGAACCCCCTGCTGAGGCAATAGTATGCCATTCGTATCCACTCGATACTTGTCTGTAAACAAATAATTCTTCACTTGAAGTATTATACCATAAGTCACCCTCTGCTAAATTACTTCCTGAAGGTGTAGATGATTGCCTAAAAAATTGGTCTGCTAAGTCGCCAAGTGCCTCTTGTACATTTCCACCAGCTAAACTACCTGTTTGTGTGTAAATTACATCTTCGGCTAAACTAGCTGCAAGAATTAAATCACTTGAAGTAGTAATAGTAATCGGATTATCGCTTTGATTTAAAGTAACTGTTAAGTTTGATTCATCAACAGTTATATAAGTAGGTGATTCTGTTACCGTTACAGTTATTGCCATTACCTAGTTACCTCTGGATTGACTGTAACTGTACCTTCCATTATACGAGTAACGGTTCCTGCACTATTAGCAATCTCTACATCGTATACATATATTGCTTCTTCAATAGCTCCTGTAGTAGAAGCCGTCATGCTCATAGTTATCTCACCAGCACTAGCGTTACTAACCGTGCACGTAAACGTGCCCACCACGGTACTCGAGTCGTGGGTGGATCGCATCAATGACGCAACCGAGTAGCCTGTTAGATCCATAACCGCCCCATCTTCTTTTAGGGTTAGAATACGGTTAAAGGTAGCTCCTTGTTCTAATATGAAATTGTAGGTTCCTGCGCTCATTTATTTTTTTTCCTCCATTTGTATAATTATACCAAAATTTAAGGTATATGTCAAGAAATATTTTTCTAAGGGGTATGTTAACCCCGAATTTTTATGTTATACTGTTAAGTATCGTTGAGTAGTAAAACTAGCATCTCTGTCTGCTTGCATATCATCTAAATCCATCCAAGCTAAGTATTGAGCTTTAGTAAATACAGTTTTAATATAATCTACTGGATCTATTCTATCAAATCTAGTTTTGAATATATCTATATTTGGGTCTGCAACATAGTAGCCAGACTGTCCTTTAGGAGTATAATGTGTAGCACTTGTACCTCCTGAATGTAAGAACCAGCACTTTGAAGACGTAATAGAAAATCTATTCATATAACCCTTTCCTCTTTGGTCTGGGTGGAAACAAGTAACAAGGTGTTCTGCATCTCCTCCGTTTAACCAATTTCTTGAAAAGCCTACAAAGTCATCTGTAGCTGTTTCATAAATCATTTCTGTTAAATAAAAAGGATCAGGATAAAAAGACCTAGCTAGTACTTCATCTGTTCCTACAGGCTGTCCAATTCTGACCGCCTCAGCTTTTGTATCTTCTATCATTCCTGCCATTTTCCATGCTTTAGTATGTTCCTCATACCATAGAGGAAAAATATCATCAAAGATTTCTGTAGGCACAACGCCATCTGCTCTCCAATCTGCTCTAGCTAGTAGTATATTTGCTTTGTCAGCTGTAGTATTCTGCATGCCTTGAATATATATTGTACCGTCTGAATATCTATAAGGTATTGTAGCCATTTTATTCTCCTATGACCAAGTTAATGAATATGTGTGTGATTTTTCTGTTGATTGATTTGAATGATCAATCCAAGTTGTCCAATTAGCAGAAGTTATTGTACTCCATCGCCAGTTTCCTTGATCCATTATAGCTCCTGTTCTATTTGTAGTTGTATATAGCCCATCAAGATAGTGGCTAATGTCTGTGGGAAGTTTCATTTCTGCATGTGTTGCTTGAAGCCCTTGAAAATAAAATTTATGTCGTAAAATACCAACCTCTTTGTAATAACCATTGTCTCTCGCAGAGGGTATTATAGCTGTAAATCCTGATTCAACTTTTTGATCTGTATATAAAAGTCTATGATATCCTAAGATACTATCATCGCTTTTCTTGCAGATAGTAAGAAACATTGTACCATATCCTGAATCAGATGCTAATGCCTCTGTAACTGCAGCTTGATTAGCTTTATTTTCTCTATACCAATAATATTTTTGTTTATCAGAATTAGGAGTTACTGATCCTGGACTGAAATCTGCCGCAGTAGCTAGTGTACTCATATCTGACTCTTGAGTCTTCCTAAAGTATACGTTTTGTCCTGTTATTTTGAAAGCCATAGTTATCCTATCCAGTTTTTTGTGAGGTTATCTGGAGACCTCTTATTTAAAATTCCAGCCACTTCCATCAATTATCTGTGCCCTCACATTACACACAATACTATTTTTTGTAACAGTAGTACTTTGTAAAACATTTGTATTGGATTGAGCACCTAAACTAATAGTGGCACTTGCCCCATTACTTGTAGTTACTGCTGCTGCTAAAACTGTGGAACTAAATAATGACACAGTTATTACTGTGGTGCCAAGAGAAGTTCCAGCTCCATTTCTCCAAGTTATTGTAATCGGATAGGAAGTAGCAGTTGGAGACATTTGCCCACTTATATTTGTCCAGAATATATCTGATACGTTTCTTTCAAAAGTTGTTACGTTAGTATTTTCAAAAGTAGTAGTACTAGTTAAACCTGTTCCACCTACACCTACAGGTAAAGTTCCATAACTTATGGTTCCTGAAGAAAAAGATATTGCTCCTGTTTTGTCTGCAACGGTTTCTCCAAAACCACCACCCGTTTTAGGTACAATACCAGTTATACTTGCTAAAGAAGGAGTCCCACCCCCAGCTCCTGTTAAAGTACCATTTGCATTAATACTTACTTGAGCATTTTTTAATGCATTAGGAACACTATAAGTTGAATTTGTATCTCCTGCTTTTGTTAGCGTTAAAGTTGTTCCATCAAGTGCAATTCCTAAGTCACTATTTAAGAATTTATTTGTAGCTGTTTGATTTGTTCCACCTTTAAGTACAGGAACTGTTGTATCTAATATACCTGAACTTGTTAAACCAGTAGATACTCGACCATCAGTTAATTCAGTTGGTCTACTACCCACATCTGTACCCCAAGTAGCTCCTACTGTTGCTCCATCAGTGTAACTAAGTCCTAATAAACTTTTAGATATAGTTGTAGTATTAGTGCCTCCATCTCCTCTTGTTAAAGTAAATACTCCTGATGCACCTTGATCTATAGTTATTCCACTATTTAAGAATTTATTTGTAGCTGTTTCGCCTGTCCCACCTTTAAGTGTTGGAACTGCTTCATCTACTACACCTGCAGCTGTTAAACCCGTAGTAACTCTTGATCTAATATTACCTGCATCTGTTAGGGTATTCATAGTAGGATTACCTGAACCACTACCTGCATAGTTCAATGTACCATCTGTATTTGCTGTAACTAAAGCATTTTTTAATTTTTCTGTTGTTCCTATATTTGTAAGATACCCCGATGAATGCAGTCCTATTTGATTATTTTGAAATTCAGCAACACCATAATTAGTAGTAGTTCCTGATTTATAAAAATTAGTTCCTACTGTAGATCCTACTGTTGCACTATCTGCAGGTATACCTGATCCTGATACGTCTTGCCAGTCTTGATTAGCATTTTTCAATTCTGCAGCTGTAAAGTTTGTAGTACCTGTCTTATAAAGATTAGTACCAAATACAGCTCCTATTGTTGCATTATCAGCAGGTTTACCACCCCCTGAAACCACATCGTTCCATGCTTGATTAGCATTTTTGAGTTGGGCTGCAGTAAAATTAGTCGTACCTGATGAATAAAGATTATCACCGAATACAGCTCCTACTGTTGCCATTTTTTTCCATTGTTTTGTCATATTATTTTCCTAAAAATCTACTACTATATAAAAATCACTTCCTAGTATAACTATATCTCCTAATTTATATCCAGATACATTTGGTAAGCTACTTTCATCAAGATCTACTACAGGAGGTTCGTCAGGCATTCCCTCTTTCCACTCAGTAGCAGATATTGCATCTGAAAAA